CAGGGACCTGGGATCAGTCAACGCGCCGCCGCCGCTAGAACACAGACAGTCTGGCGTTGGCTGGTCAACAGAAAGGATATTATGAGAATTTTTAAAAATGATTTAACGCATTATTTCATCCGGGATCATCGCGAGCTCCCGGCCAGTTACCTGAGGAGCTGCAACAAATTTTTTAGAGGTTTAAGCAACAAGCACCAAGCGCCAAGCCTCAAGCAGCAAGCACTAAAAAATAAATTGCATAAACCCGGTCAACGTGTTAAAAACAGATTTAACAGAAAGATATAAATATGAAAGTAACAGAAGCAAGAAACATAACAGACTCATTGACAAGAACCTCTAAGATGCCCGGCCTGAGCTACAGCTTACCAGCTTGGGAATGCAAAACAGGATCGAAGCTTAGGAAGGTTAAGAACTCAGTATGCAGCGCCTGCTATGCCCTGAAGGGTAACTACACAAGATACAAAGCGATTAAGATCGCACAGTACAGGAGACTGGCAGCGATTAAGCTTGAAGGCTGGACCCGGGCAATGGCCGCACAAATTATAAGACAAAAATATTTTAGATGGCATGATGCCGGGGATGTTCAGGACCTGCAGCACCTTAACAAAATTTATGAAGTATGCGAGCTCACCCCTGAAGTAAAACACTGGATGCCAACCCGGGAGGCATGGATCAAGAACCATCTCGACAGGAAACCAGCAAACTTAGTTATAAGATTTTCACCTCCAATGATTGGACAACGCAACGACAGCTGGCCCAACTCTTCAATGGTAGTTGAGACTGGCGCCACGTGTCCAGCGCCTACACAAAATAATTCTTGCGGTGACTGTAGACAATGTTGGGATCCACTGGTAAAGGTAGTATCTTACGGTAAACATTAATGTGGCATCACCCAAAATATTATAAAGAATTACGCAAGCGTAATAAATCGGATCAGGCCATTAGCTTAACTTTAGCCGACGGGTGTAATGGTAGCGTGCGCCCTGATCCGGGCCTCAAGCAACAAGCTTCAAGCGCCAAGCCTAAGGGAACAAGCTGTCCCGACGATAAGAACCAAGAGCAGCAAGCTTCAAGCCACAAGCGTCAAGCCCCAAGCACAAAGGTTCAAGCTTCAAGCCGCAAGCGACAAGCTCCCTGATGCGTGAACCCTCATAAAGTTTTGAGTTCTTGTCTCTGGCATCAAGAACTAAGATAAATGTATTCTGTGGATGTTTCACGTGAAACGCTATTTGATGTGGCGAAAATGTGACTTTGTTTGTTTTTGTAACTTTAAGTTCTAAAGTAAAAAAGTTCCCGAAATTAGTATAACCCAATATATCAGGAGTACCGGGAACACTAAGATTTTCAAGTCTAATAAGCGATAAGTTTTTAAAATTTTTTTTAATTTGTGCATAGAATTTGGTCTCTGGTTTCAAGTTAACAGGCTACCCTATTTTCTTTAAAACTTTGCCCATATTCCATGTTTCAGCTTCAATTGTAAATACTAGTCTGTGTGACTCTCTATGACCAATTAATTTATTTTCAAGCATTTGTAAAGAAGTAATGTCATAGTATTTACCATCAGGTAAACAAACCTGCACTCTTGCTTCACCAGCATGCAAGTTACCTTTCATCATCTTATCTAATACTTGTCTTAATAATCTACCATTCATAAATTCATCCTGTTTATAGTAGACACCCTGTTAGGCTTGGGTGTCCACCATTCAAAGAGGCTGTTGCCATGTTTAAAACAACAGTTGCTTGATTTATACCATTGTTGTGGTAAAAGTCAAATATGGGTTTGCCAAAAAAATTAACAGAACAACAGATAAAATTTGCTAATCTTTTAATATCTGAACAAGGTAGAAAAACTGCAACGCAATGCGCTATTGAAGCTGGTTATGCAAAAGAATCAGCACGTCAGGCAGCAAGTAAATTACAAAATCCAAAATTATATCCTTTGGTGGTACAATACATTGGTGAACTAAGAGAAGAATGGCAAAAACAATTTGAAGTTACATTTGGAAATCACATTGCAGAGTTAGCTAAACTAAGAAATGAAGCTAGAGATAAAAAAGCTTGGTCAGCTGCAGTTAATGCTGAAGTTGCGAGAGGAAAGGCGGCTGGTCTATATATAGAACAAAAGATAATCCGTACTGGTAAGCTAGAAGACCTATCGACAGAAGAACTAGAATTAAGGATGAAACAAATAATTGATGATTATTCACCAATCCTAGATGGTGTAGCAATTGAAGAGATAAAAGAGAAAGTAAAAGAAGAACCGAAACAATATACAGATAAAAATCTAAAAGAAACAGATTCATTAAACTAAAATTTTTTCTATTTTTTTAACACAACCTTTTGGAAATACATTTCTACCACTAAATATTTCTTCTTCACTATCATAAGTTGAAAATGTTTTTAATACTTTAGAATCATTATAATATACAAAACCATAAGTTATTAACTTGCAATAATTCATTTTATCAAACTGATCTATAGTTGCATGGCCTTCATCGCCCGTGATATCAATCCACGTAATTTTACACAAATAATATTTTTTCTTTTTTATCTTACATATAATTGGTTTTGCCATAACTTCTTATAGTCTAGAAAATAGGGTATGTATATTTTTTTAAAATACACGTTATACCCAATTTTTCTGACCTGAGTTTTTCTTTGTAACAGTAAAAAACATTGATTTTATTGATTTTTATGTAATTTGTAACAGCTTGTAACAACTTTGTAACACCTAAAAATGCTCTAAAAGTATTGATTTTATTTACTTTTTTAACTTTGTAACACATGTAACAGGAAATGACCCCCCTACTAAAAAAATAAAAAAACATCTACCCCCCTTTTTTTAGACTATACATTGTTACAAAATATTGATCTACTCTTCTTAGCCATTTCCACATATATAGTTGAAACTCCACGTCTTTTATAACAAATTTTTGAAAATAATTATCTTTTGTGCACATTAGAATGATTCCAGACTGTATTTTTGTACCATAAACATGATTGTGAGCCATGGCATATGCCGCCAGCTGTGTGAAGTAGTCATCAATCCACTCTCTACGCTTTGGTTTATTGCTTTGTTTAAAATCTATGATAGACTCTCGACCTTCGTAAATCCCACACAAATCTGTAGCACCTGCATATAATCCTGGATAGTACAAAGTGATCTCAGACCCCCATATTTCTTCCATAGAGCCCTTCAGACCCTGCTTGAATACAGTTTGGGCCATGAGGCCTGCTGCCTGACCCATGTCGCTTAAATCCTGATGCCCGTCTCCTGTAACGTAACCCTCGATTATCCGGTGCATAATCGTACCCCTAGCCGCTGCATCATCACGTATTCTGTCTGCCTCATTGTCGCCAACTTTCTGCTTCCATTTTGCCAAACTTTGTTTCTTTTCTTCAGGAATCGTAGCCTGCAGAATCGTAGTTACCGATGGTAGCTTATCACCGTATATATCGTAATGCCTTTGATTATCTATCAAAGAGCGAACTGATGGCGGATATTCGAATCGTTTATTCCACTTCATTTAACTTTATTATACTTCTTAAGATTTGTTTCACCCCAAACTGGCATAATGTTTCTGTAATGATTAGCAATTTTTACTTGATCAGGATCTAATAAATTAAATTTAGATAAGGGTATATTATGCTCTTGATGCCATGCACCGTGATTTTGCCAAGTCATACCTTTCTTAAAATTACTTTCAATATGAACCTTAAATGTTTTTCTATCAACACCTAGTTGATCCATACATACTTCATCGCTAACTGTTTCAATATTTTTTATTATATATACGTTTCTTTGTCTTATATGAAATCCAGCTTTTCTTTGTGGATTATTTTTTATAGCATTTATAGAATTTATAACCCATGCTTTTTTTCTTTTTTCATGATTTTTAGGATTTTTATGCCATTCAGCATTACGCTTACTATTACATTCCCTACAATAATAATCTAATCCGTCAGGTGCTTTTTTCTTTTTAGTAAATTCAGTTAAAGGTAATACGAATTTACACCCAGTACATTGTTTTTTACCGCTCATTTTTTTCTCCTTTGTTATATGCTTTTATCATACCAACTAACATCCCTTCCTTCTTTTTTACACCACAAATAGTGATTAAAAAGAATTGTGCTAATCTCCTTGCTTACTGCTCGTTTGGTTCTTGCCACCTGTAGCCTCCCTTAATTTAGATTGCAAAAATTGTTTTTGTTTCAACAACATATCAATTTCATCGTTTTGTTTTTTTATAACTCCATTTAATTTTTTAACTAAAACTGATTCCAATATCAGTCTTTGTGTTTCTTTATTTGGTTTTATTTCTGGCATAATTTCTCCTTGTGAATCACATTGCGGACACTGGTATATGGTTTCCGTCTGACTCTCTATAGATTCCTTTACTTTGATATAACCGTTTCCACGGCATCTCGGGCATATTGTTGTCATCTTTATCCATCCTTTCTAATAATTGATTAACTTTTTTTCTAACTAGCGGTCCATCTAATTCTGCCATTGAACAAACAGCATCAAAGTCTCTGTTTGGTAATGACACATAATCTAGCTCATGAAATCTACGTTTTTCATAAAGTTCCCTATATTTTACAACTTGTTTTTTTATTTTAATTGCATCTTCAATTGATACTATTAAAACATTTCTCCAAAGATTACGTAATGGATTAAACGTATCGTGTATATTAACTGCTTTTAGACCCAAGTCTGCCATTTAATTTTCTCACTTTCTCGTTTATTAATATGTCCAAAGCTTTTGCTCTAGATACTTCTGCGTCAGGTACAATGATCTTGCGGATCTTGTCTAACTTGTCACAACTATTATGCGATAGTGCAACCGATTTATATTTATTTATATCAGTCATTATGATATCCTTTCATTATTTATAAATAATAATATAGGATAATTATATTTTTTTACAAGGTTGTCAATGAAATTTTTATTAGTAGTTTATATTTGTTCAGCAATTGAAGGTGAATGTAGAACTCCACCACAATATCCATCTGTTAAAAATAGTTATTATGAATGTGTCCATGATGGGTTAGGTGAAGCGTATGATTTATTATTTGGAGATAGTATTTTTACTAAAGAAATGATAATGGAATCTCAATTGTACCCACAATACAAGTGTTCCCCGGTAAAAGACGAAGGTAAAATGGAAGCTTAACCTTGACCTTTGTAACGCGTTTGTTTTTTCTGACGACGTTCGCTTTTATTTAAATTCTTTTTATGTTGACGAGGTCCTCTTTTTTTAGGTTTATCTCTAGGTATAAAATGTGTAAATTTTTGTTTAGCCATTTTTGTAATGATTCTTAATAAAATCTCTGTCTGTTTGAGATAGTTTCATATATCTTATACTTCCATTAATGTGCTGTCTTGTATCGTGACCACAATTTGTGCATCTATAATATTCTTGAACAATTGCAACCATTACAGATTCCTCTTGACACTCTTCACAATGCCCATGCACCGTATCTATTTTATTAAATAAATGTATTACTTTTTTATCTATGCTCATACTAAGTCTACAGCCTTTCCTATTATTGGTTTGTACTTTGTTTTTTTATCTTCTTTGTACGCTCTTAAATATTGGTGTCTTGGATTAAAAGGCACATAGCTTGCATGAATCCATCCGCTGTTAGGTTCACCAGGAGTATAGAACTCAAGGATCAACTGGTCTACCTCACAGTTCATCTTAACCCAGTCTGCTACCTCAGCGTTGTCAACTCCAAGACATTCGAAGTCAACCGCCTCAGCTTTTGCATGTTGTGATCCGATCGAGCTACCGATGGCTACACATAACTCAGGGCTACGATAGCCGCTGGTCACCTTTACCCTGCCGAACTGGTCACGTACCGGCTGTAAAATATTTTCACACAATGCTTTTAGTTTATCAATTTGATCAGCATTTGGTTCATTATCAATACCACGTCTTATAGCAGTATCTGACTTTGTTAATTCTTGAAGGGAAAAATTTCTTGTGAGTTGCATTATTCTAATATTAGCTTTTTTATTGATAAAGATCCATCGATATTTTTTTCTAACTCTGCTTTACCTTTCCAGCATTTATAAGATACTGACTCTGAATATTGTCTCTCAGCTGTTCTCTTTCCACGTAAACATGATGCCATAGATTCTTGCAAACGTGCCTCTTTGATCTCTCCATTTACAAACATAAGTAATCCTATTACAGCTTCAATCATATTTTCTCACATGTATTAATATTGATAACATAATTACTGAAACTACAATACCTATAAAAAACAAACCTATCATTGATAACTTCCGTTTTTATAACCTATTTCTCTGTTAGCATCTTTTAATTTTTCTATATCTGCTAACACTTTATCCATCTGTTTAGATAAAAATTCTATATTTACTTTGTTTAAAGCCATGTCATCAATATGTTTACTTAACTTGTCCGTGGTCTTATATAAATCCTCCAACATCATGTACTGCTCAGAATCTGCGGGTAGTGATCCCATCTGTCCACGTGGCCATTTAATTCTAAATTCTGTGTTTTCTTCCAGGTCCTTTTCCATTATCTGCAATCTTGTGTCTGCAATGTTAAGACGTTCTAATATTTGAAAGTAACCCATAGTGCCAAGTGCTACAATAATTATGAGACTAGCGACCGTCTTCATAGGCATTTGCACAGCTGCCTCTTCCGATATATTTAGTGGTTTATTGGACACTAGGTCCTCCACATAATGCTAAAATAACTAACATTATAATTAGTAAACCTGTAAAATAATAATTCATCCTGGCTATCTCCATTACATCAACCAACTTTTTATTTTATTACAAATTTTTTCTAATATATTTTCTTCTTTTGCATGTTCACATATGTTGCATCCACAGCCGTTATCAGCTTGGCAAACATCATTACAATGACAATTATGTTTACAAATTATACAAATCATTTTTTTTCCTCAATATCATAAAACATTTTATCAGAATCTTCTGTTACCCAATCAGATCCTTCACAGTCCCAGTATGTATTTTGTACACTATAATCTGGCCAATCATTATCTGTTGTATAACTATTCACATGCCAAATAATTCTGTTGTTTGGCTGCGCTGCATAATTACCGTTTTTCAACGCTAATATGTGTGCACACTTGTGCTCTTGCGGAATTTCTGAATGTTCCGTGTCTAGTATATTAGTCTCTGGATGACCCCAGTCAATAGTAAATAAATATTGACCTTTGTAGAATTTTTTATCTTTACCTAGATACTTACCATCTATACCAGCCAACCAATCAAAACGATGGACACTAGGATAATAACTAAAGCAGTTCCACAATTCGAGTTGATCCACTCGCATATCAGGCACGTCTTTTCTTTCAAATTCTTTCTGAAAGAATGCTGAGATAGGTAACCTATAAAAGACCGCACCATTTGGTAACATGCAATGGAATAAGATTGCACGACCTGTAATAGAGCTAATGCCAAAGATAACACAGTCACTAGACTGTCCTTTATTTTTTTTAAGATCATAGAGATACTCCCTTCTTATTTTACAATAAATCGGCGGTATGTTAGCATTTAAATAAGCCATAGTACATTATTTTATTTGACCCCAGTTAGGACCGGATTCGTAGTCTACTTTATTTGGCACTTCTAAGTCAACTGCATTTTCCATTATGTCTTTTATTTTTGCTGCTTCTAATTCATTTATAACTGAAAAATCTAATTCATCATGTATTTGTATATGAGCTACTAAACCTTCTTTATGTAATTCTACCATTGCTTTTTTTGTCATATCAGCTGCACTGCCTTGAATTAATTTATTTAAAGCTTTGTATGTAAAAGCTCTACGTGTGGCGTTTTGATGCCAATAATTTCTTTTAGGTTTACCATTTTTATCTGTAACAATATTACCTTCAAAGTCTTTTAGATGTGGACCCATCTCTTGAAGCTCTAACATACGTTCATGATCTTCTGGTGGAACGTATGTACCCCAATCTGCACCACGTAATACAGGTTCGTATTTAGGAAATCTACATCTTCTACCTAACAAAGTTTTTATTTGTCCTCTAGATTCTGCAGCTTTCATAACTTTATTCATCAACTGTTTAACAAAAGGTGCTTCGCTATGATACTTTGTAAATAGTTCTTCTGATTTTTCTTTTGATACTCCTAGTTCACCTTGTAGTTTTGCCTTACCCATACCATAAAACAAACCTAAATTAATTGTCTTTGCTTGTGATCTTGGAATCTTAGCCATCTCTGCAACTATTCTGTGAAAGTCTGTTGATGGATCATTTTCATATGAATCTGCAATTTTATTTACAGAAGGTAAAGAAAATTTTAAAGCGTAGTGTGCAACAAGTCTTGGTTCCTGTTGCGAGTAATCAAATGTACCCCACTTCATACCTTCTTCTGGTATAAACAAACTTCTAAGTAAAGGCCCTGTTTCCGGATCCCTGGCTGGTATCTGCTGTAGGTTTGGATTAGAATAACTAAATCTACCTGTTACAGTTCCTCCATCATCAGATCTGATTTGATTTATGTCTGCATGAATTCTACCACAGTGTTCGTGTTTTAATATTGTATCTATAAATGTGGTATTAACCTTGTTTAATTTTCTTGCTTGTGCTATCATTTGAACTGTAGGATGAGGATGATTAGAAAGGAAATTTTTTGTAAATGAAGGGGATTGAGTTTTTTCAGTTTTTTCGTAAGGTAACTTTAACTTGTCGAAAACTTTTGCAATTGATCTTGCAGCCCATATCTGAGTATCTACTCCTGTTTCTTTTTTCACTTGGTGCAGCAATAATTCTTCTTTGGTGGATAATTCTTTTTTTAATTGATTGGATGCTTCAACATCTACCCGCACCCCTAGGAAACGCATATCAACTAGGCAAGGAAAAAGATCCGTTTCAAGATTAAATATATCTTGTAAGTTATCTTCAATAATTATTTTTTTTAATTTGTGCCAAAGTTTTAAAGTTATCTCTGCATCTTTTTCAGCATAAGCTCCAACTTCCATTGCAGGTAATCTCCACATCTCAGCTTTTGCATCTAGTCCTCTTTCTTTTGCCGCTTGAATTAATCTTGCTTCACTCTTACCTTCACCTAAGTGATGCCAAGACAAAGTATTTAAAGTGTATGAAAATCTATTTTCATCAATCAATGATGATGCAATCATGGTATCTATAATTAAACCATTGATTTTTATACCTAATTTACGTATCCAACATACGTCGTACATTGCGTTATGAAATATTTTTGTAGCAGGCGATTTACAAATATCTTTAAACCATTCTAAAGTTTTTTCACGATCTAAATTTGGTCCTTCTTCATGTGCTATTGGAAAATAATTTTTGTATCCATTAACAGCAACAGCTATACCTACAACTTCACCTTGTCCTAATATTGCACCTGAACCAGTTGATTTTAAATTAGGATCACGTGTTTCCAAGTCAATTGCAATTTCTTCTGCTTCTCTTAGATCTGGATATTCTTTTGGAATAATCCATTCTGTTTGTGGCACTATCATATTAAATCAAATATATATATTGTTATTATAATTAAACCAAATATTTCTGTGTAAACATTCATTTCTTTTTGAGATCTTTCATTGTTTTTATTTCTAACTCACAGTAATGAATTATTTTTTCTAAATCTTGTATGCCATTTTTATTTTTATAACGACACACGTATTTTATAACATTCCCCTGAAAAAAGGAAAGGTCATTCTTTGAAATAAATTCGTAGGGTTGAATGTGAAACGATTTATAATGATTCCCGCCTATCTGTTTATCTTGTGGAAATGCTTCTTTAAATATATCTTTGTTTGTCATAGTGGGTAGGCCTTTCTTGTTTTGTTTGTTAGTTTAAATACATAAAGATTATTTCTTGCACGTGTGTACGCTACATACCAAACTCTATGTTCTTCGTCTGCTTTGTCTTGACTTTGATTCATTGCTTTAATTATTTTGTTACCAAGATCTGTGCATAGAATTACATTATCTTGTTCACCACCTTTGATAGCGTGAATTGTAGAAGTCCATATTCTTGCTTCTGCATCTAAGTTTTCTTTGTTTTCAAATAGACGTACTAAATATTCTTTTTGTTCTTGCTCATCTTTATCCACTAATACAAACGCATTAAACCAGTTTTCATTTTTATTCCATTTAACATTTCCGGTGTATGTTTTAATATCTTTTGTATGTTCTTCAGTTAGTTCTTCTCCTTTACGCCAGCGTTCATAATTTTTAACTGCTCTATATAAAGAAACTGTAATGCTTTTTCCGTTATTACTTTCGTAGTAAAAACCTTTTTCAAAAAGTTTTTCCTGTATCTTTAATAATTTTGATACTGTTCTTGCAAGAATTAACCAATTACCTTTTGATAAATCTATTTCATCTAAATTATATATTTCTTCACAAACACCTTCATAATCTCTTGGATAATATTTTTTATCTTTTTTAATTCCAGATATATTTCCAATAGCTATCATAGATTGTTCTTGTATAGTTTTAGATATTCTTTTTGAATATATTAAAACCTTTTCTTTTGCAGGTTCTTTTATAAATCTACTAACATCTGCTCCGGCCCATGCAAAAATAGCTTGATCATCATCACCTGCAAGATACATGTCTTTAGTTTTTGTTTTTAAAATATCAAATAACTTCCATTGTAATGGTGAAAGATCTTGAGCTTCATCTATGAAGATAACATCAAACTCTGGAATTTTATTTGGTTTTTTTATTAGTTGATCTATCATATCATTAAACTCAAATATTTTTTTTTGGTTTTTGTAATTAATTAAATTTCTATTTATGTGATCTAAAGTTATCCAATTAACATGTTTTGGATCGTGTTCTTCTAAATTAAATTCTTCTTTAACATTTATACATTTGTTAAATGCTTTTTGTATAATTTGAAAGTATGGGTTTTCAAAACCTAAATAAAAAGATTCGTCTTTGTTATATCTATCATAAAACTTTACTTGTAAATTTAATTCTTTACCTAGTTCTTCATAATGATATGGTTGCATTACATCTTCTTGAACCATGTTCAAACATTCAAATGCAAGTGAGTGAAGTGTTTTAAAATATTTTAACTTTTTATTTTCAAAAGGCATTCTACCTTTTGCTTCATCTGCAGCTTTTTTAGTGAATGCAAAATAACCTATACGATGTAGTGGTATGTTATATTTTCTAATGTATGCTCTTGCTCTATTAATTAATCTATATGTTTTACCTGTTCCAGGTGGACCATAGTATTTATACAACATTGTCTTCGCTTTCTATTGGAACTGTTTCTTCTACTTCTTCTGGTTTTTCAAAAAGAAATAAAGGAATTCTAGCTACTCTTATTGCTTTAAATGGATTACCTTTGTCATCTTTACCTGGATATCTTTTTTGATGACCAAACAATACTCTTTTTTCTTCGTCTTCATCTTCATAATCATACAGTTGTCTTTCAATCATGTAAGATGTTTTCTGTGGTTCGTATTTCCACTCTTCATTTTTTAACTTGTCATAAAATTTATCAAATATAAACCATGCAAACTTATCATCAACATATGGTCTACCACTTGCAAAAGACATAAAGTTTGTTGCTTGAGCCCCGTATATATGTTTTTCTAATAATTTTTGTAATACTTCTAAAGGACTAGTACCAGCTGCAGGTTCTATTATTTCTATTTTATCTTTACCACTTATTGATTTTAAAATTAAATCAAACTGTTCTTGTTTTATAGGTGGTGCTACAATTAAAGCTTGTTCAAATAATACTGTTTTAAATTCATGGACTTGAGTTAATTTGTATGTATTTTTTAAATGTAGTTGCATATTCTCTCTTTCATCAGGATGTTCTACAGTAACTCTCCATTCTGGATTTGGTTGTAAATTTATTTTTTGTAAATTACTTAACGTTGGATAACTTTCTTTTTCACCAGATAAGACGCCATACTTTCTTTTAGTGCACAAAGCTTTCATACAATTTGGTTCTAATAATGGATCACTACATGTAAAACCTTTTTTCTGTTTTTCCCAACTTTTTATTTTTGATTTTATATGATCGTCTGTCCAATATTCATCAAATGAAAAATATTTTCTACCTGCTTGTACAATCATTTTTTTCCAAGTATCATCACCTGGATATTTTTTCTTAGCAAATACCATGTAGTTATATAAAAATCTATCTCTACCATCTGTAAACGTCATTTGTTCTTTAGTTAGTTTTTGTAGACATGGTGGACCATCTTCAAATTCTTCACCACCACCTTTTAATTCTGCATAAATTAAATCTTCTTTTATCTTTTTAAAATTTTTTGGATCAATTAAATTTAAACCAACTGTCTGTACAAATTTTTGAAAAGACATTGTTGTTCCATCAATATCTAATGCTTTTCTATCATTACCATTGTATGGTAAATTTATAAAATTACCATTTGATACTGTGCCATCGCTTGAAATAAGTTGTGTTTGTTTTGGAAATATTTCTGTAGATGCTGGAAGTTTAAAAACAAATAATAAATCTTCTAAAAAATTTCTAATTTCTTTTGCTTTGACCCACCTAGTGGTGAATACATATAAATGTAATCCACCACTTTTGGATAAGACAGGTATAATTGGTAGGTCCTTATCTTGGATGACATCAAGATAAAACTTTTTATCAATAGGATATTTATCTACATCTATTGCACCAAATTTTGCCATACCTTCATCAGTGCAAGGTTGTATTCCTATTGATCTAATTCCTTTTAAATGATCTTCGTAGTCTTGATTAGTAACTGGAGTTTTAGTCCATTCATGTTTCCATTTCTTTTTGCCTGTTACTTCGTCAATGTATCCATCATCAACTTTACAGACACCATAACTTCTTTGTAAACCTGTAAAATATTCTATGTACTCTTTCATTTGTCATCCTTTTTAATTTTAAAAGGCGGCTCCAGTCTCCCTTTGCCGCCTTCGTACTTATTGCAAGTGTGTACTTTCCCATTGGGAAACTATATAATTTCTTCTTGTTTAGTTTCACTACCTTTATCATAGTCAGGTTTTGTAGAACCTGATGATACTTGCTTGTGAAACTCTTGACCCATCATATAGATAGCTGCATCTTTTTCGTCAGAAACATTTAACATTCTAACTAAAGATGGTTTATAAACATGCCAAGTTTTATCTCCTGCACTTTTTTCTGCAGTCTGTAATTTAAACATTGCAGAGTATGCTGCAGGTTGGAAAGAACCTTTATCATCTGTAATTCTAAGATTAGAAATCAGATCATTTAGTTTTCTTGCCGGTGTAAGATTAGATGATCTCATTGTGATCACCGCTTTTCTTGGCGCACCATCTACCATTACAATTACAAAAAAATACATAGTTTTTTCAATATAGTTACCGTTTTGTAATCTATATTTGATACCACGCATTTCTTCTTTCGCATTAGCAGGTGGGGTTAAATGTGTTCCAACTGGTGCTGATGGACTATCTCCCATTTCCTGCCACTCTGGCCATCTAGTCTGTGTATGTGCTACAATGACTTCGATACCTTTGTTACCATCGATAGGTTGTCCAAAACTATTGGAATATATCATACCAGGTTCAGCTCCTTCTACATGCTTTGCACTTCTAGAATTACACTCTGGTGATAGTTGATGTAAGATTTTCAGAATCGGTGTTGATACGTCATCTGATTTAATTTCCTCTGCACCTTTACCAGAATCGGCTCTAAGGTTTACAGCGGCTAGTGCGCCTGCACTATTCTTTTTTACGACTTGTTTGTCCATACTATTTACTCCTTATTAGTTTAGTATTTTATTGGTTTATTTTTTATTAGTAATGCTTGTACGATTTCCGTCCAAAACATTAAACAACTCAGCGGGAACTTCTTTACCATTCTCTTTCCATTCTCGCATTGTTGCTGAGAGTCGAGAGGGGTGAACCTTCTCTTGTTGAGTTGGTTCAAACCCGCTCTCCCTCGCAAGGTTAGCATAAGCCATAGCCTTGTTATCTTCGTTCTGACCAAATGATACTATAATATTATTATCTACAATATCACCTAAGCCATTATCTCGAAGCCATTGTATCACTTCCATCTTTTTATCTGCTTTAGCGGAAGCATAAAACTTTTTACCAACAGATAGTTCAGAACCATCTTTTAGTTTTACAGTTTTTAAATTTTGTTTCTCCATTATTTCTGG